AGCGACAACTAATATATCAGTAGTTATAGTTTCATTAACAGTTACAGAATTGGATGCAGAACTTTCAGGGCTATCACCATTAACGCTAGTAACTTTTACTTTAAATGTATAAGAAGCATCCTCGGTTAATTGACCTGATGTAAATGAGTAAGATGTTGCAGCAGTTGTTGCTGCGGTACGAGATGTTTCAGCAGTTGCTCCATTTAGATACGGTGTAATAGTTATAGAAGTAAGGTTTTTACCACCATTGCTACCAAGTGTCCAATTAACAATTGGTAAACCACCTGATAATGTTGTAGTTCCAATAGTTGGTGCTTGTGGTCTTGTTGTTGGAGTTACCGCAGCAGCATTTGGAGTATTAGTCGTAGTTACAAAGTTGTTTTGAGCATTTCCATAAACCTCATAAGAAGTTACCGGAGTTAGACCAGTAAGTGTTACTGTTGTAGATGAACTTGATGCACTATGTCCTTCAGCAGTTGTATAAGCATTATATTGAGTTGGAGTACCACCACCACTACCAGCAGTAAACACAACAGATAGTTTTCCAGCAGTAGCCGTGTAAGCATCACCAGTTGAAGCATCTGTTGGTGTTGCAATACTTGGGGTTGCTGGTGGGGCAGATACTGCTACAAATTCAGTTCCATTGAAAATCTCAAGGATTTCAAGTTGACCGTTATAGTAGGTATCTCCGATTACAGGGTTAGTTGGTCTGCCAGCAGTATTACCACTAGGTATGCCAAGTTTAGAAGGGTATTGTTGGAAGGTCATTAGGCAATCTCCACTCCGCTAATATGAATCGTTACAGCAGTAGTTGAAGCAAAGCCAGTAATAGTCTTTGCTGGGTTAGCAGCAGGTATAACCTGCTTCATATCAAACCCAAGCACAGAGTTAGCAGCAAGACTAACTGCCGGAACAGCTACTACACCATCAAGAGCAATGGTTGCAGTTGATGCTGAAGTTGCTGCATTAGCCAACACGATGTTGGTTACTACCGCAGTCGTGCTTGTATTTGGTGATGTATAGAGAGTTGTACTAGAAGTAGCTGCTGCTGTTCTAGCCAACACTTTTGAAGTTACAGCCATGAGTTACTGTTACCTTTCTTTCTTAGTAGATATCCATTAGATCAACAACGATTCTTTCATCGTCATATGCCGAAGCAATGTCAATGACTGGTGTCGATCCGCCAGATGAGGTTATTCTATTAGCAGTACCAGAAACTGCTGATACAGCCGAGGTTGAAGATATTGCAATCCAAGCACTACCACTCCATGCATACATGGTTGATAGTGGTGTATCCCAATAGGTTGCACCAACAATGAGGGCATCTCCATCGTTATCTAATGTCGGTGGAGTTGACTTAGCACCAAGGTATCGATCATCGAAGGAGTCATATGAAGCGGCAGCAGCCGATGCTGAGTTAGCAGCAGATGTTGCAGAAGTTTGTGCTGAAGATGCACTTGTAGAAGCAGAAGAAGCTGATGTGGAAGCAGAGGTAGCAGATGTTGCTGCTGCTGAAGCTGAGTTAGCTGCTGAAGTTGCAGAGGTTGCAGCAGATGAAGTAGATCCAAACAAAGTATCGATGTATGACTTATTAACTGCATCGCTAGATGCAACAGGTGTTCCAAGATCAGTAATCTTGTTATTACCCATTGACAAGGCACCGGTCATTGAATCGCCGGCTTTAGAAACCTTGGTAGCAATACTGTTGGTTACTGTGGTTGAGAAGCTTGCATCATCATTGATAGCAGCAGCAAGCTCATTAAGGGTATCTAAAGCACCCGGAGCTGCATCGACAAGGTTTGATACTTGAGTATCTACATAAGCTTTGGTTGCTGCATCTGTGTTAGCAGAAGGAGTAGCAAGACCAGTTACCTTAAATCCACCAGCAGCAAGATCAGAACCCAAGGTTCCGCTTGTGATGGTCTTAGATGTAAGAGTAGAAGCAACTTCATCAAGAGTTACGGTACCAGTAGCATTTGGGAGGGTAATAGTTCTATCGGCTGTAGGATCGGTGACTGTAAGGGTAGTCTCATTAGTATCAGCAGAAGATCCTTCAAATACGATGCTTGAGTCGTTAAGGAAAAGACCTGTAACAGTAGGGCTTGTGATTGTCTTATTGGTAAGAGTCTCGCCACCTGTAAGGGTTACAAAGTTATCGTCAGATAATGCTGTATTAAACTCAGCAGTAGTACCTGAGAGAGTGTTGCTTGAAAGATTGATTGTTTTATTGGTCAGGGTTTCTGATCCAGCAAGAGTAGCAAAGTCTGCATCTGACATAGCAGAGTTAAACTGAGCCTTAGTACCTGTGACAGTATTGGATCCAAGATCAACTGTCTTATTGGTCAGAGTCTGAGATCCGCTAATCGTGGCTACATCAACACCAGCAGCCTGAACCGTTCCTGATCCTTTAGGAACAATGTTGACTGAGATATTGGTATCTCCACCAGTAACTGCAATGCTTGGGTTATTGCCAGTAGCAGCGTTAGTTACTGTGAACTCATTGACCGCAGATGTTGTCTTGTTAAAGACAATCTGTTCATTACCACTATCATCAGCAATGAAGCCACCATTAACAAACTTTGGTGCAGTAAGAGTCTTGGCACTTAGAGTCTGTGTATCTGTAGTTCCGACAATAGTTCCAGATACACCATGAACACCTGTAGTTGTTGGGCTTGCTGTTGACCCAAGGTGAGATGAGAAGTCTGTAAAATCTTGAGCAGATACAACATGTCTAACCGTGGCACCGGCTGAATGGGTTACATTCGTTGTATTATCATCACCACGAACAACGGTGAGGCTTGTTCCACCTGCACTAGCCGTTACTTTAACAATCTCTTCTTTATTGGTATCTGGATCAATGACCAAAGAATATGGATAGCTGGTAGGAAAACCAGTCACCAAATCTAAAGTAATAGTTGTGGCAACACTACTTATAGAAGAAGATAGTGAAGCCTGTTTTGCTGTGGATGAATAGTGTCTGTTCTGTGCCATTCGTTACCTCTTATAGTGGAGTCGGGGAGGGTATAGATCTCGGAGTGATGCAGCTTCTTGTTGAAGTCGCTGCGTATACAGACCAAGATAGAAACGAGCTATAGAGGCACCTGAGCCGACCGGCTTCGATTGGTCGAGCATATCTGCTTCTACGCTTTGGAATGGAATCTTTGCTGCATCGCTATTCATAAGCAAACGAGCTATGGTTCCATACATAATTGCATCAACAGAACTTGATGGGAAACCAGTAACAGTTTCATACACATCACTATCTGATGTCAATATGGTGGGTGCTTTGGCAAAAGTAATTTGAACAGTTCTACCCGGATCAATAGAATCAAATATGTTAATAGTTTTACCATTGGGAAATGATGTTGTGTTAGCTACTTTATCTGTATTGTATCTTCTTACATTGAGCCATTCTTTGGTTGATCCAATGGTCTGCCACTTTACATCAAGAACATATTCCGTAGCAGCAGGAAGAGAGTAGGTAGTCACAGCAGAGTTAAAGGAGAAAGTGTGTGTTCCTACCGCAAACAGTTCTGGATAAGAAGCTTGAATCGTATCGTTAATAGTTTGTTTAACTAGAGTTCTAGGATAGATAGGTGCAACAATTACTTTGGCACTATTAGCAGCAGATGCTGCTGTGGTACCACGAAATCCTCTACCCCATGGAGCTATAGTTACAGTTTTTGTAGCGTTATCTACTTTATCTACATAAAGTAATTCATCGCCAATTTCTATAATTCCACGACCAATTTGATTTGTTTCATTGGCTACAAAATATGTGTCGGATGAAGTGATTCCACCAACTTGATTTATCCAAGTAGCTGTTTCTAATTGAGCTGCACCACTTTGGATATTAAACATTACTTTGTCTACAAGTTGACCAAGGGTAGTTGACATTAGGTAGACCTTGCTCTTAGGGCAGCAGCAGGAGCCTTATCGGTTGTGCCACCTAGTTGATTACATACACCACGAAGATCCTTATAGTCAGGTCTTGTGTTACCGGCTTTAACATTCAAGGCACCAACAACATCAAGGCCGGTTGTGCCGGCAAAAGTGTTTGCTGCTTTTGCATCATCAACATAATCCTGTATAGCAGGATAAGTACCACCATTAGCAAGACGATTAAGTTCTGCTGTAAAGGTACTGCCATTAGTGCCTAGTGCCATTACTTGCCCTTCTTCCTTAATACTGCTGCATTATCCACAAGGTTTGGATACTTGCGACCAGCAGCTTTTGCTCTAGCTTTTGCTTGAGCTTTCTGTGCAGGTGTTAGTTTTGTAGATTTCTTCTTTGGGTTTTTTGTATCCCAGAATGCTTTTTTCTTTTTCACCATTTCACCTTATCTGCCCAATATGCGGCTGACATCTTTCCTTTAGAAATATTCTTTGCATGACGAGCCTTAAACGAAGCTTGTCGCTTTGTAGGCTTACGATCGCCTGTGACACCCTGTTGACCAAACCTAATTGTCTTAACCTTCGATCCTTCTTTGGCTACTACAACATGAGACTTGGTAGGGTGAGAAGGGGTTCTCTTAGGTTTATTAAACCCAGATACCCCTGCTCTTTTAAGTCGAGGATCTGCCTTACTTCTTTTTTCCGCCACGCTTCTTTGCTTTCTTCATTACAATTTTCTTGCCAGATTTTTTAGCATCTGCCTTAGCCATTGCCATACCTTTAGCGGTATATGCGTATTCTTTCTTTCCTACCTTTGGCATATCTTTACCCCTTTGTGTGATTATTTTGGTTTTCCCACCTGTGTTTATATC